TCACCAAAACCGCAGTCGGCAGTATGAGCGATGAAGTGAAGCAGGGCTTTACGGATATGAAGGATTCCATTGGGGAGCTGAGTTCTCAGACCAGTTCCCTTGGAAATGCGATCCGCAGCCTTGGCGATACCCTCAACTCGGATTTCCTAAAGAGCCTGGGAAGCGGCATCAGCAAAGTCGGTGACACGGTCAATACGGTCACCGGTCTTGTGGACAAGCTCGGCTCCATGAAGAACACCATCGGAAACCTTGGAAGCACGATGCAGAACCTTGGCAACGTCCTCGGTACAGAGAACGGAGGTGGTCTGCTGTCAAACATCGGCAGTTTCCTGTCGAAGATCGGCAGTGCAGATGGCGGTCAGATCGTGTCGAACTTTGGCAACCTGATCTCTGGGCTGACTTCCAAAATGGGTGGTCTGGGAGAGGGAATCTCCGGCATCATCTCGAAGCTGGGAAGCCTTGGCTCCAGCGGTGGGGGAATCCTGTCGAATCTGGGCGGGCTGCTTTCCGGTGTGGTATCGAAGATCGGCGGCTTAGGCGGCAGTCTTTCCGGTATTGTATCGTCTATCGGTTCTTCGCTGGGCGGTATTGCCGGGAAAGTCGGCACAACGCTTTCCGGTCTGCTCGGTTCTGTCGGTACGACCGTATCTGGTTTGGCGGCAGGTGCGGGTACGGCCCTTGCAGGCGTAGCAAGCTCCGCAGGTGGTTTCCTCGCATCCGCAGGCACAGCACTTGCTGGCTTGGCGGGTCCCGCAGGTATCGCAGTGGCAGCGGTAGGTGGAATTGGCCTTGGGTTGAGAGCACTCTGGAAAAACTGTGATGGCTTCCGTGAGGGTGTCACAAATATCTGGAACAAGGTCACGTCGGTGTTCTCTAAGGGTGTGTCGGCCATCAAGAACGGTATCTCCAATGCGGCTTCTGCTATTGGCAACGTGGCTTCGTCCATTTGGGGCGGTATCAAGAACGTGGCTTCCTCGGCGGTCAGCTGGGGCAAAGACATCGTTGGCGGTATCGCCGGAGGTATCAAAAAGGGCGTCAGCTGGGTCGGCAATGCGGTCAAGAGTGTGGCAAGCGGTATCCGCTCGTTCCTGCACTTCTCGGTACCGGATGAAGGACCTCTGGCAGATGCGGACACCTATATGCCGGACTTCATGAAGCTGCTTTCCGGCGGCATCAAGAAAGGCGAAGGCAGTCTGATCAGCCAGATCAAGTCGATGGCAGCAAAGGTACAGCAGGGAATTGAGGGCATCAGTTCCTTCAGCCTGCCGGAACTGACCTTGCCGCACTTCGATGGCTCTGGCTGGAACTTCCCGCAGGCAGCTCTGGCCGGAGGCGGTACCACCCGGACGACCAACCTTGGCGGCGTATATATCACGGTCAATGGCTATAACGCCCGGAACGATGATGAACTGGCACAGACTGTTGCCGATAAGATCAACGGCATGATCCACGAGGATGATTCGGTGTTCAAGTAAAGGAGGAGATGCGTATGGGCTACAACGCCCCAAAGCAGACAGTATCACAGTTTCAGTTAAAAGGAAGATACGCCAGACAGTATCTGTCCTTTGCAGGGAAGTCTAGCAGGGACTTCCTTTTATATTTGTCTGGCCCGGGTGTATATGATTCCCCGGCAGCGGATGTGGAGAGTACTTCTGTGCCGGGCAGAAACGGGGACATTATCACAGAGAATGCAAGGACAGGCAGACGCAGATATCAGAACGTGGATATCAAATACAAGGCTTTCTTCTTCAATGGTTTGCCTGCCAAGACTGCTGCAGTCAAGGCGTGGCTGCTTTCGCCAGTGGGATATCAGAAGCTGCAGGATACCTACGACCCGGATTTCTTCCGGATGGCAGTCTGCAAGGATGCCCTGGAATTCGATGTGACAGCCCAGAAAGCCGCTGAGATGGAACTTACCTTCAATTGTAAGCCCCAGCGTTGGAGCGTGGATGGGCAGAGGGTGATCCAGCTGGATGGCAGGTCGACCTTAAAGAATCCCTTCGCTTTTCCGGCACAGCCCATCTTCAAGGTCTACGGAGATTCTGGCGGCGAACT